AGGTCAATACAGCCCAGGTCAAACGTGTGTTGTACTAAATCTAACAAATGATCTTTCATGATTTTTTCCTTTTCTCTAAAAGTCTTGAAATTTTTTCTGCGGGGAATTGGTCAGCGTGTAAATGCTGTGTAATGGCTTTGCGCATTTTTTTCACATTGGCCTGTCCTTTAGAAACTGTGGCGCTGGAATCTATACCTAACATTTTACAAATATCAAGAAGAATATTGACTTCATTGTACATGGGATCGTCATGTGGGTCAATATCAAGCGGAGGTCCTCGGTTGGGTTCTGGAGGCTCAGGCAAAATCTGTGGTGGCAAACTGGGATTGTTTTTGATCAAAGCCAAAGTTTGTCCAGCTCTAATACTGTTATGCTTGCCTGGTTTGCGAAGTTCCAGCCAGCTGGTAGCTCCAGCGTCACTGAATTCATAAACTACTTCATAACCAATTTTTTCAGCTTCAGCTTTGACCAATCTTCCTGGAGTATACGAGCCCGAAAACCGTTCAAACAATTGTGCTCCACTAATGGTATCGCAATTGTTGAAAGTAAAAACAAAATAACCTCCAGGTCTTAGCAAAAACAACACTTCAGACAAGTATCGTTTGATCATTTCAATTGGTCTAAAATTTAGAAAAAACGCGGCATATATCAGGCCAAATTGACTGTCTGGTAGTTTTGCCAACATGTGAGTTGATTGTTCATCAAATTGGTACTTACATAATCGGCGTTGATATTCTGGGGTGAACCATGTGTCAGTGGCTGCCAATAAATCAGAGTCAGTGTCGGCAAAATACAGAGGATCGCATGCTACCATGCTATCTACGTGCCAGGCATGAAAAGGTCTTATAACCAATGAAGGCCATTGCCAGCTGGTTTTGATTTTCAATCTCACACCCAGTATATTTTCAGTGATAGGATCAATGATATGGCGGCGATTTAAAATCGCATGACTCATAGCGTGTGCTTCGCCACCGTGCCATGTATCATAGCTGGTAATCAAATGTTGTTGGTCTAATTCTATCAACTGATTGTGAATAGACTGTCTGATATTATTGATTTGAGATCTGATATCAGTGTAGGCCTTTTTAAATGTATCAGCATTGCCTAGCAATTGATGATACGCGAGACCGTTGTCAATGGGTCGATTGCATTCTCGAACTTCAGCATCGACTTTGAGAAAAAATTCCTCAGCATCAGATTCTGTGTCAAGCTCATCCAGCACTTCCAAAAAAGTCAAACATTCAACCAAATTCATTGTAATTCAAACAAGTTAGTAAAAGTATTTTCTGTGTTGGTGGCTGACGATAAATCCCAGTTCAACACAGCCAACAAGTTGTCAATTTTTTGATCAACCACTGTGGCTTCCATTTCTGAATCATCAAAAGGCAATTCACAAAACCACTGTGGCAGTCGCAATTCGTCGGTGGGATAACCAATAGATGTCCAACCCAAGGCATTGGGCCGAAGTTTACACACAATGGTTTTCATGCCGTCCACAATCTGCATGGAGTAGTTGTCTGAATTCATACGTCTCAATGTGTTCCAATTCAAAGCAGCTCGCACATGGCCTGGCATATTGGCCTTGCCCAGTCTGGCTTCTTCCGCAGCATACTTGGTCAAATTGTTCACACGCTTGGGCGATCCTTTTTCCCAGCCTGGTCGGTCAGCAAACTCATACTTGAATTCTCTGATACGCTCCACAATCACGTCACGCTCCACACCGGTCAGCACTTTATTTAGAATTTCCAGCAAGAACTCTTGAATTATCTTGGGTGTGTCTGATCGCTTCAAATCCAGACCCATGGCCTTGGTTTTGCCTGGCTTGCCTTCCACATCCAGACGCTTGCCTTCGAGATCAATGATGTTCACAGCATAGCGTTTCTTGGTGATAAACAGGCCACGATCCGCCACCAGTTCTCGACCAGCCTTGATCAAGGCACCCATGTCTCGAGGACAATGAAATGCCTGTTCCATAAATCCAGGAAAGCTGTCATTGACCTGATCAGCAATTGAATCATAGAGTTGGATACAGGTTTCTTTTGACCAGGCCATGCGACCTTCTGTGATTTCTTTGGCCAACACAGGCCACGCAGAAAAATAGCACGAGTCTGTGTCACCATAGATAATGGCCTGGCCAGTGTGGTCATATTCACCAGTGATACACTCGTTGATGTGAGCATCCATGTGTCGAGCAATGGCACGGCCTGTTAGAGTAGTGCTCTGACCAATACGCTTGTCAAAAAAACGGCAGCCAGGATTGAGAATAGCACCGTACAGGCTGTTGAGGTTAATCTTCTTAACCAACTGACGTTTGTCCCAGAAAGCAATTTCTTTGGCATCTCGGGCTTCTTTCTTTTTTGCCTGTAACTCTTTGCGTTCTGAATACCAACGTTCCAACAGTCCAGGAATCACACCTTTGCGTTCGTATGTGATTATGGTACCATTGGCAGTGAGAATCCAAGGATGATTGCTGTCAAATATCAACTGCCATATTTCCGCAGCTGAATGAACTGATTGTTCACCGTTGTGCCAATCAATGGTTATTTCCGTGCCACGCTGCTGTTCCATCACAGCAGTGTATTCCAGTGTGCCAAACAAGCCTTCCCAGGCCGCAGCAAAGGAATCACCTTTGCCCATGCGCTCTTGAATCAAGTGATCAGTCATAACAGGTCTCAGCTGACCCACAATGGTTTCTGGCCCCATGTTCAAGGCACGGATGGCCGATGGATACAGACTGTTGATGTCCACGGACCCAATCCAAGGATGTAGTCCTTTTTTGGGATAGGCCACATAAGCACCAGCAGCCTGTGTGTCGTTGTCAGTGAGTCGTTGCTGCCGATTGGGCACAACCATGCCACGTTCGTGTGCTTCGTTGATGATGGCCTGCTCTGTGACTGCCACTGCTCCCATGGTGGTTTGTAGCAGCACAGTGTTGGCATGTGCCAGTTCGTTGGCAAGATCAAGAAATCTCAGCTTCTTGTCCATCTCTGCAATGCCATTGACGTCTTGGCGATTGTACTGTAAGAACTTTTTGAAATCGTTGTTGTACAGTTGATCCAGTGTGCCTTCGTACTTGGTCTTGCCGTCTAGCCCTTCGTACTCAAGAATAGCGTCTAGGCTGTAGCTGTGGCGTTCTTCATAGGTATACTTGCGATACAGTTGCATGTAATCCATGTGTACCCGACCTATCAAATCGTAAGTTTGTGCTTCGGCGCCAAAGCGTTCATACATGCGCTGTTTGGGCAGCTGACCCCATAGGCAGAACTTGCGTGTGTCGTCTTTTGAAAGTACACGGGTACAGCGATTTATGGTGTAGGGAATGTCATAGCCTTCGCTATTCCAACCTGTGAGCACATCGGCATCTTCGATTAGATCAAGAAATGTCTTGATCATTTCGCCTTCGTCGGTGAATATTAGTGTGTTTTCAAAGGTGGCAGCAATTTCATTGGCTGTGTCGATACTCATGTGCCGTGGTGGCACAGCCAATGTGACCAGTTGATTCAACCAGTCTAAGTATACTGATATGGCAGTGATAGCGTTGAACGGATCTTCCACAGGCGAAAAACCGCGAACCTGATCAAATGCCACTTCAATGTCAAATATTGCTGTGTGTAAAGTAGGAGCATCCTGACCTTTGTAGTTTTCTTCTAGGCAGCGAAATATGGGGTTGATGTCAGATTCATACAGTTGCTTGCCGCTTTGCATTCGCACTTCTTTGCGAAACTCTTTGTTGTTGCGTGTGCTGAATCTGGCCACAGGATTGCCATAGATTGATCTGAATTTGCCCCGTGGATCGTCGTAGTAGAAAATGTAGTTGGCCGGATACTCTTGATACCGTCGAACGCCGTCCCGACGTTCTACTACATGAATACGATCGCTGTTGCGATCAAAAATTGCATCAATATAACTCATTGCTCTCCTGTGGATTGTGGCCCACTGACCATGTACTTGTTCGTAAGAGAACGACTCTATCAATGTAGAACAATCAACTTGATCAGTCCAATTGAATCAATGATACTTAGCAACAGATAGTTGCCCAGTATTCCAAAGCTGCCTCTGCTCCAAGCGCACCATGCCATGATCAAACAACCTGTGATGAATGCGGTGTACAGTGGAATGAAAGGCAAGTGAGGCACAGTGATAGCATAGGTCACACTACATCCAATGCTGATGGCCCACCCCATCATTTCCAAACAGAAACGCAGGGGATATTCGTTGAAGTCAGCACGAACATAAGTGACCACATTGCTGCGCCACTGTAGAAATCGTGAGGTCAAAGTGTTTTGCCCACAGTTTCCAGAATTGTTTCCAGCAGTTCGTGATCTTGGCGAGTTTTGCCCAGTTCAGCTTTGTGCGCTACCTTGATGGCTTTTTTCAGTATGGCTGGTTTGATTTCCAGCTCTTCGGCAATGGCCTTGACAGTGTCATTAAGGCCTTCATTCAGTGTTTCAATTTCGTGTAACACTTGACAGCCTTCGTTGATCAGCTGTGTGAGTTTGAGTTTTTGTTCACCGTTGAAAGATTTTTGATCCATAATGATCTCCTTGACTGTGTATTGTATGATATCTTGTGGTACAAAAGCAAGCGGTCAAGGCCCCAGTTTGTTCAGATTGAGTAGCGAATTCAATCTGAATCGGGCCGGGGAGCGCCCACTCGGTCCCAAGGTCGAGTTCTTATGATTCTAGGATTTGACGCAGCACAGCTCTGCGGTGTAGTCTGGCTTCGGTCATGTTGGATTTTTTGTCGGTTGATGGCTGTGCCTTTGGCTCACTGGCCTTGGCTGGTTTGGTTTGAGCTTGCTGAACTCGCTGGCCCAGTCGCTGAACCTTGCTGTCCCATTCGTTCCAATCTTCTTCGGAAAAACTGTCAAAATCTTTTTGGCCAATGTTTTTTGTTTTGGTGCCTTCTCCGAATCTTTGTTGACGTTCTGGTTCACTGGGGAAAAACTCAGCTCGAAGTCTGTCGTAATCTTTGGGCACCACATCAGTGGGTGGCTCATTGGGATCAAACAAACTTGGGCTTTTGAATGGCTGTCTAGGAAATTGTATCACATTGTTGTTGTCGGTAAAATCCAGAGCCTGCTGAGCATCGCCCTGCGGTCTGGCCAAACCTTTGAAGCTCACACTGTAATTTGGCAGTGCTGGTGTCTCGGGTGCTTTTGGCGCCGGCGCTGGCTTGGCCTGAGCCTTGGCCGGTGCTTTTTTCACTGGCACTTGGCTGCCCACTGGCAAATCAACTCTGGGCTGTGCTTTGGGAGCTGCTGAAACAGGTTCAGCAGCTGGGGCTGGTTCTGCTTTGTCGGCTGTTTTACTGGGTTTGCCTCTGCCCACCTGATCCAGTTTGCGCTCCAACTCTTTGTTGATTTGTGTCACACGGTCTAACTCAGCATCTAGATCGTCAATTTCTTGGTTTTGTTTTTGATCAATATCTTGAACACGATCAAGAATTTTGTTTTGTTGTTGATTAACTGTCTGTAAACTGGTCATAGTTTTCAAATCACGATCGTCGTTGCTCATGACCAGTTTGAGAAACGCTTCAATGTCTGAACCAGCAGTGGGGAATTCAGCACGAGCTTGTTTGAGAGCTCGCGACAGTCTTGTATCTTTGACTTGACTGGCATCCAGTTCAAACAGTTGCGGCTGAACTCCGGGAATGTCTGATTTTTGACCTGCTGCCAATTCAATTTGGGGCCGCACGTCAACTTTGTAACGATCAAACAAGGCAATGACTTTGAGCAATCTGCTCATGGTTTCATATACGAAATCGTGTTTTTCTTCAGGAGATTTCAAAGACAAATAGTGATCCATGATCACTCGCATCTGTTTGCGATCTATTTTTAAATTGCCACTGTTGCCAAAGCTCATGGTGGCAAAAGGCAAGTTTTGATGATAATTTCTGACCACGATGGTCATGTTGGCGTGCCCCAGCACTGGTCGGCCTTCGGGTGTGCTGATGCCCATGCCTTCACTCACACGTGGTGCTAGTGACTGTGCAGCTCGGACATCTGCCCTGGCTGCTACCAGGGCACGCATTTTGGCTAGCTCGCGGTCTCGCACTTGTTCTGAATTTTTTGGACGGCTGAACAGGTTACGATTGGAGGTCAACCATTGATCACGAGTCATGCCATATCTACTGTAGAATGCGCCGGGTGCCATGGTTTTGTAATCTTGAAATTCAATGGCCTTGTCTTTCATGGCAGTTTCTGACACAGACTGTTTGGTTGAATCTTTGACTCTGGCCAAGCCTTTGGTTCTGCGGTCTATGGCTCGCTGAGCAATATCTTTATACTCGCCCTTTTTAGCGTGTGGTTCTAATTCTCGTACCTGTGCCTGTGCTTTAACTTTGTAACTTTGTTTGGTGGTATCACTGACTTCCGCCACACCTTGCTGTTTTGTTAGTTGAGCAAACAATGTTTTAAAGTCTTGTTGTGCTTGTTTAGGATCTACGCCAAACATTTCGCTATCAAACTTGTTAGCACCATAAAGATAGTCATTACCACCACCTAAATAGTCATTAGCAACTTGTTGAGCATATTTGCGAATAGCCTTTTGATATAGTTCGTTAGAGCCTTCCGCCACACCTTGCTCGTCAAGGTCCCAAATAGTTCTTAGACCACTGGCGCCTGCGTCACTTAACAATTCGTCAATCATTTCACTGACTTCAGAATCACCCTGTGCTTGGAGCCCGGCACGTTCGCCTTTGGTGATGTAAATATTTGCAATATTTCTGGCCGCTTTAAAATCTTGTGGATCATATCCCAATTCATCATTTTCGGCTTCGTAACTTGGTAAGTGCTTGAGGATCATTTTACCAATAGCCGGGCCGGCATCAGGCTTTGCTGTCTGGCCCTTGGCAATATTAGTAATATGAGATAGATCTTCGTATTGATTTATGTTGCCATTTTCTCCCATACCTTGCCATACACTTACTTTGTATCCTGGTAATCCTGTAGCTTGTAAACTACTGTTCATTCCGGTAAAGAATTTATTAATTTCGTCAACAGTCTTGACTATGTTTACAGCCAGTTGACGTTGGGTGGCTGATGTATATTCTGTCCTGGTATCAAAATACAATTCGTCATAGCCTTGGCCATGTCCAGGATCAATCGAGTCCCACCCGTATTTTTGGCCAATTTTCATTAGTTTTTCTTCAATTTGATCGGGTGTGAATTTTATTTTACTGCCCATGAATTCTTCAGGATCAACCGTGCTGGGCATTGGTTTGCCATTGTATGTAACACCTTTGATTTTTTTTGAAGGACGTTCGCTGGCATAGCTGACTGCCACATACCCGTTAACT